GTCATTTCGTAGAGCGGATTGAACTCAAACGTGATGTCGGGATCGATCTCCCCGTACATCGAAATCTGAACAATCTTGAGCATGGTTTCAATCGGCGTTCGGTAGAACGCTTCCTGCTGTGCGTGAACCCAGTCGTACCAGATGCGAATCTCGCCCTCAGCGACGTTGCCGAACCCGGACGGCGATATGCCGGTCAGGACCGTCGCTGGCATACGGCTTACCGCACACATCTGCTCCTGCGCCTGGGCTTGTAGCTCGTGCAGGCCACCCAGCGGAACTGCGATCTGCTCCAGTTCCTCGCGGTCCTTATCGAGCGCCATCACGCCCTTGTTGCTCCGGCAGGCCGTAAAGAGCTTGATGCGCGCGAACAGGTTTGTACCATCGTCGCCGCCGGTAAGCACTTGGTCCATTGCCGTCTTCAGGATCACGATGGAAAAATTGTTGATGAGGTCTGAAACGCTTTGTCGGGTACGCAGCCAATTGTTGACATAAGGTTCCGCAAGCTGAGATAGGCTGAGGCCGGAGAAGTTGAATGCGGGCTTGAAGATGTCCGGCACCTCGCGCGTAATCACAATAAGCAGCCGCGTCGCGTCCCAGTGCTCGCCCATCACCCACCAGCTTGACGGCTTGTAGAAATTCGGGCTGGCCGGCGTAAGCGAGTTGTACATCAGAGGCGTTGTCCAGATCGGATCAACGTTCTTGAATCCTTCAAGGCTGTCTTTCTTGATAGTGCGCGGGTCAAGAATAAGCGGCGTCTTCAAATCCGCGCCTTTGATGTTGACGAGGATTTGCCCTGTTCCGTAAAAAGCATCGTGCTCTGCGGCCTTGCGAATGATCTGCTGCACACCGAGCCGCGTGAACGCCTGCTCTATTTCGGTGATCTTCTTCTTGGTTCCCTCATCATCTGTGTCGGTGCTGTTGAAAGTGATCCATTTGCGCGTCAGTTCCGTCGCCAGAGCGCCGGCCATGTTGCGATATTCCGAGCGCAGCGCCAAGAGCATCAAGTACGGATAGCCGGGAAAGCCTTCGATATTGCTGTAGGCATAAAGCTGCGATCCGAACTCCTGCGGCCCCGCGTCTAAAGCCATCCGCGCGCACTCGTAGCTTTCGGCATCCATTGCCACTTGCGCTTGTTGGCCTTCTGGCACTACGCCTTTGGGGATGCGGGGAGCTTGAATGGAGAAGTGAGGCCGGGGCGCGTCTTCCATTGCCCGGATAATCGCGGCGCGAATACCTGACGACGTGCTGCTTGCTTTCTTCATGGGATGTTGACTCCAAAACGATTATGCACCAGTTCGCGCATCTCTTCACGGAGAAAGTACCCCTCGGCGAAGAAATCGCCCATCCGTGTCCATCCGGCCCGATAGTCGAACGGCTGCGCTCCATGCCAGTTCGGAAAGCTGCTCCGAACACTGTCCACCAAGGCCAGTCTACTCTTTGAGTACATCACCGGCTCTGGCTCCGTCAGCAATTCCTCTTCACTCCGTCGTGGTCTCATTGCCTCCCCAGTGCCTTGTCGATTGCCGCTTGCGATATTTTCAGTTGCCCAAACAGCGGATATAGCCGCCGGAGCGCCTGCGTCATGGCATCCACCTGGTCATCATGCGCCGCCGCTGGGAACATCGTAATCTCGGTGATGTATCCCCGCACCCACGGCACAATTTGTTCATAGGGAATCAGCACATTGCCCGCTTCCCACACCCATGTCACCGCATGGGCGCGGGCCAGCTTGGATCCGTCTGGCTCGATTGCGATAAGGCCGGGGACTTGAGCTTTGAGAACATCAATGACCGCCGGCCCGTTAGCTTTGTCTTCAATCAGAATTTCGGTTGTTTGGGGCCAACGGTGGCGCAGCTCAATAACGTTCTTGACCGTCTGGCTAAAGCTCATCCGTGCCCGCATCTGGTCAAGCAGGTAAGCGTTAGCGCCCAGCTTGCCCCATGCTTGCCCCACAACAAAGTCTGTGCCATCGGTGTCCTTGAACGTGCAGTCCCAGGAACAGATCACTTTATCGAACTTTTGCGGGCGATCTTTCGGGGCATAGAAGTGCAAACCCTCATGCTTGAAGACGTTGCCGCCGAGCGGTTGCGGATTCTGCTGATAAAGGGCGGCCCACCAGTAATCGGACGATAGCGCCTTTTGCTCAAGCAGGAAGTCTAGTGTTCGGAGTTCGGGGCAGAGCGCCCCGGCTGGCAGTAATGGGTCATAGCCGGTTTCCTCAGGCGAATTGATGGCCGGGAAGCGCAGATGCGTCAGCCGCGGATTGCCGCGATATTGCTCCAGGATGCGGCCCACAAGATCGTCTTGCGCCCATGAGGTCGCCATAACGACCTGCCCAGATTGCTCACTGAGGCGCGTCGTGAAGACGCTTTGATACCAGGACCATTGCCCCTCTTTGACCGTCTCGCTGAGCGCGGCAGAGGCATCCTTTGTCGGATCGTCGATGATGCCAATATCGAGCGGGCGTCCCGTTAAGCCCGATCCCACGCCGACCGACAGATAGCTGCCTCTACCGCCTGGGGCCGTGAACTCCCCAATCCGGCTAATTGAGTACCTGTCCTTGGCGGCAGGCGCAGGAAAGAGCCGCTGGTGCTCAGGAGAGGCCAGTCCACGGCGAACGTCCTGCGCCATTGTGTTTGCCAGTTCGTCTGAGTAGCTGGCCGCACCGATGCGCCATGAAGGGAACCTTCCGAGTAAATAGGCGGGCAGCTTGCGCGATACAATCTCCGACTTCCCATGTTGCGGCGGAGCCTGGAGAACAAGGATTGGGCGTTTCCCGGCCTGGACATCCTCGATAAAGCGGTCGAGCGCCGCGCAGACGGTATCGGAGAACCAGGAGCGGATGTAGGCAGGAGAGGTGTAGTGGATGTACTCAACAAGCTCTCGACGGGCCTTGCGGCGGTCAAGCAACTCGCGGGCGGCCTCGGAGACGGCAATCATTTCGCTGGCCTGCAAATCGAGCACCCGCAACAGGGATGGTGGCCGGAAGTCGCCGGCACGGGTGCTTTACCGCTGTTCCACCGCCGGGACCGGCACGAACGGTTGCGGCAATGAGTTGGAAGCGGGCGCGAAGCAAACTTGAGCCATTGGTAGCCGCACACATCGCACTGCCAAACCTTAGCCACGCTCTCGCCCATGTGTACATTGTACACGGGCGGTGCTACTTCCCAGCAATAAGCGCCGCCAACTGCCCATCCGTGAAGTCGGCGGCTGTAAGGTTGGCAATCGGAATTGCCCCGCCGTCAGGCCCGCTTATCCCGTGCTGCTCCCGCTGCTGCAAGAGCTGCTTGCCGAGCCAGATCAGCATTGTAGGATTCCCGGCCATCGCAAGCTCGAACTGCTTCCGGCGAACCGAGGCGCAGCACTTGTCCTTGCCTAAGTCGTACTCCTTCAAGAAGTTGCGCTGGATCGTGTCTTCCGAGCAGTCGAGGATCGCCGCGCACTCCCGCTGCGTAAGCCCCACGGCGGCAAGCGCCGTCAGCTTCTCTACATCTATCTGCTTGCCTGCGCCGTTCTTTCTAAACCGTTTATCTGGCACTCAGCACCGCCTTCTTGCCTGAGGTGTACCCTTGTTGGCGTTGCGGCTATCGGGCTTTAGCTTAGAGAGATTTTTATGCACAACCGCGCCATTGTCCTGTAAACCTTTTGTTTTCATAGGTGACGGCGTTTTTTCTCTCATGGAATCATTCTACCGCTTTTCCGTTTAGTCTGCATAGTTGACTATGTTTTCCTCGCTTTTCAGTACTTTAGTACCGTTTTCCACACTTTTCTTTACTTTTCTCCTTGACAGCTGATTTACGGGGGCGCATGATTGATGTGTAAGTGAGAAACACAACAACCTAGGAGGGCACGAAAATGATAATGGAAATCACTCTACCCTCTGGCTGTAACGCACCGATGGCCCATTCCAAGCTGGGCAGGAAGAAAGCGGAGGACGGAGGCAGGTAAATGACAAAGAATGAGCAATATCGACGCATCATAGACGGCACACACTGCATGAGCAATGGTCCCGCCGATGGTCTCCGCGATTACTGGACCGTTCAGGCGATCAAAGGCGCGGCGCGAATGAAGGATACCGTTCAGCGTCTTGTGGCGATTCGCCGCGCCGTCAAGAACTATCGAGTGATGGTCAACTTGACCGCCGATGAACAGGTCCGCATCTTCAATCCTGACTCGAAAGCCGAGGTATCGCTATGAAGTTTGGCCTGGTGGACGTACAGAGAACACAGGGACGAAGCCATCAAGCGCCGCTTTTGGCAACGTGTGCAAGGCTGTAACGCGCCGGTAGGCCCATGGACGGCTCACAGTACCTCGGATTCGTCTACGGGCATCGGCAAGGCGTGAAAAGATTTTCAACCCGGCCCGGCGGATTCCGGGCAGCAACCGGCAGCTTTCGAGGAACCCAAATGCTTACAAAATCAGAGAAATTCGGCACGGTACTTACGGTAGGCCCACGCTTGCAGAAATTGCTTGATGAGGGGCTTGGTCTCACGCTCCTGTGGTCTGAGGATTATCCAGACCAAGAAGAGGCAACCCCCGACGGGCGCGGAGAGTTTCAGCATACCCGCGAATGGATTGAAACGGCTTCGCTTGAGAAAGTCTTTGATTTGTGGTGCAGAGGGCATAATCTCATCGGGTTCTCGTACCTCTTGCTGGACGCCACAAAGAAGTTCAGGGAGATTATCAAGGATCGAACTTAACCACCGGCAGACTTGTGCTGCCATAGCCGCTCTGGATATTAGAGCCAAGATGTTGACCTGCCGATCTATGCAAAGGCCACGCAGAAATCGGTGATTGGCGGAGCGGCTATGGGAGCGCAAGATGCTCCAAAGCAGTACCCTGGGAGGAAAACATGAAGCACTCACCCATTCTCATTCTCGCCTGCGCCCTCACCGCATCCGCGCAGGTCCGGCCAGCCCTCGAACCCGTCCACTATGCGCTCGCGCCTCAACAGCATGGCACCGTCCGCATCGTTC